GGTGAGCAGTTGCAAGACTACACAAACGAGCAAGTGTTAAAGCAAGTCAAGATCAAGTTTGGTACTGACATGTATGTAGATCATGCAAAAGATTTGCTAAATGAATTTCAACAAGAACTTAACTTTCAGAGGTTACAACCATGATTTTAGTCAAAAGAATAGATATGGCATTACATATCCAGGAATTAGTCGCATTAGAAAATATAACTGTAAGTTATCAATCGCTAACAGAAACTAATCCTAGATATTCAGCTATTCCATCTAGACGACACATAACCATTAGGCCTACTAAAAACACGGGCTATTATGTGTCTGCTTTACATGAAATCGGGCATATACTTGGTGGCAATCAATCTCGTAATAATACAACAAAGGAGAAAGAAATTGGTGCATGGATTTGGGCAATGTTACATGCGATTGTATGGACAGATACTGCGGATCGGGTCATGGCTAAAGCACTACGTTCATACGGTGTTAGTCAATCTGAAATCGAGGAAATCCAACATAAATGGAATCCAACAACAAGAGATGAGGAGCGACAAATTGCTTAATCCTAAATTAATTAGACTACATATCCAAAGGGCTACTCCGTATAGAAGTGGCCTTATGGATAAAATTGTTCGGTTATTAGACAAGATAAAAGAATGGTAAAGCGAGCAAAAATCCATAGCACTAGCAGAGGTTGGGAAAAATCTCTCAAAAAATCTGCGAAGGTTAAAGAACGCCAGCAAACAAAACGAAGAATTGTTCGGGAAGTAAAGGAGACATAAATGGGCAGACGAGGTGATAAAACAAATCAAAGAATAAGAAATTCTATTCTCGATTTGCATCTTCAAATACAAAAAGAAAATAAAAAGAAAACAAGAGAAGAGTTGGGAGAGGATGAAAGATTTGAAGATCATCCCCATGCCGATAGAGATAAAGATATAGGCAGAATTAAAAGAATATCTACATCGGGCATACAAGATAGAAATATGGAGAGGTAAATGGGCGATTATGAATGTATAGATTGTAACGAAATGTTTTGGGCAGAAGAACCGCCTCATCCCAAAGATCAATGTGATCGTTGTAGAGAAGAGGAAAAAAACAATGATTAAAATGTTTGTACTCATATGTGTTATATGGGTCGAGGGCAGTCGCTATGACGGTGGCGAACAAAAATGTATCATGCACCAAAGCCAAGTGTACTATGCTAATATGGATCAGTGTCGTGCTGATATAATCAAAAGCGAATTGTTAATCGAAGGCGCTATATTTGATAACTTTGGCGAAGAACCTATAGATCATCAAATTATGGCAAGCTGTATGGGAGGTGTTTGATGATTAGAAAGCTACCAAAAGAAAAGTTTGTTATCCATTGTAAGGAAACAAAGTATTACATGGTCAATATCGAAGCCGATAACTACGATCAAGCCGTTAAAAAGTGGGAGACCATAGCTAAAAGGCGTGACTACACTACACTTCACAAAGAAATGGAAACACAAAGCGTAAGTCAGGAGGTTTGAATGGCAAAGAAAAAACAGAAGAATTGTTCGCAATGTAAAGAAAAAATTATTATCGGTATGGAACTGGTGATGAATAACCGAACAATTTGCCTTGGCTGCGCTGTCGAGAAAGGAATAGCACAGCAATGGCAAGCACCAATAAGCCATGTTCTTAATTGTGAATATGATATATATTCTTGCCCAGAATGTTACAGAAATTATGCCGAAATGATGGACCATTTGGGCTATGTTTGTACTCTAAATGGTACGTTCTATAAACCCACAAATGACCCTAAAATTGTGGTGCTTTATGAGTGATTTACTTACCACTTACCAACTTACTCGGTAAGTAAAAATGACGGTAAGTAGTAAGTCATTGAAATTGTTCGGTTTTTTGAAGCAACTTACGGAGGTTACTTCTTGTCACGGTAAGTTAGAATTTAGCTCTAAGTCATTGATTTTAAAGCTACTTACCAACTTACCGAACTTCCCCCCTAAAGGGGGGTTTAGGGGGCGGTAAGTAACCCGCCCACCTAACCCTATTAACTGGTAACGAAATGGAGATAAAATACGATGCCAAAAGTAGCAGAGAATTTAACGAAGGAACAGCGACTTGCTGGGTGGAAAAGATTGACTGATAAGCAGCAAGATTTTCTCAATAACTTCATGCACAAGGATATGACGCAGACATCGGCAGCGAGATCAGCGGGATATGCAAACCCTGGGGTCGATGCTGTTCGCTTGTTGCGTAATCCAGTCGTGCAGGAGCGGTATCAGGAAATGCGTGAGGAGGCCCGTAGTCGGTTCGGGGTCACAATTGATAAATCTGTTCGGGATTTACTCAAGATTCGTAACGAAGCATGGGAGAGCGGGAAGTTTGGGGAGGCTATACGGGCTGAAGAATTGAGATTGAAGGCAACGGGGCTACTGGTAAATAAGGCTCATGTGCTACATGAACGCACAGACAGTATGACAAGAGAGGAAATACTGGCAAAACTACAGGAATTTCAAGACATAGCACAGAAACGCATGAAAACAGCCATAACTACCCATAAAGACCCAGACTTGATAGAACAAAGTAGCGTAAAACCCAAAAACTAGCATATTTACTTGCACAGGGTGTGTGAACGATGACCGAAGAATTGTTCGAAACGCAGCGGGATCGGGGTGATCGGGGCTGGATCAGGGCGTAATCGGGGAAATTGTTCGGCTTCAGGCAGGTCCTACCCCCCCTGAATCGGATCGGGATCGGGCTTCCCCAGGAGCGGGAGCGTACAATTGTTCGGAGAAGCAGCAGTTTCCCCTGGCTACAGCAGCGGGGATCGGGATCTCCCTGGCTGGCAGCCGTCCTGCGTGAACAATTGTTCGGAAGAAGAAGCCCTGCTTCCTGGAAGAATCGGAGTTTTGCCTGGCTGCCAGATGTGCGTCTCATAGTACAATTGTTCGGAAACCTTCACCTGCAGCCCAGGCGTACCTGCTGCGCCTGAACAATTGTTCGGGCAGGTTCCCTGGAGGCTGCGTAAAAAAAAGAGCAGGAAAACCAAGACCTGCTCTTTTTACTTTTTAACATTAAACAAAGGATTATTTAAATGCTTGATACATTATATATAGTAACTGTTGCTAATCCTGTCAAGTAAAAAAAATAAAAAAAAATTAATTTACCTGTTGACACCTGTAGCAATGATTGCTATATATATATCAACTTAAACAAACAAAAGGAACTAAGCCAATGAAATTTAATAAAACAAACACAACTTATGGAACACATCTTCAAGGTAATGTTGGGGCAACTTATCAGGAGCTGGTAGAAGTTTTTGGAGAGCCAACAAGGTTTAATTGGTCTAACGAGTCTGATAACAAAGTAGATGCTCAGTGGGCTATCAAGTTTGAAGATGGCACAATAGCAACCATATATAATTATAAGAACGGACTTAATTACTTAGGAGCAGAAGGTAAGAGAGTTAATCAAATAAATATGTGGAATGTCGGTGGGCATAATGAAAGAGCTGTATTCCTCGTTAACGAAGAGCTTATTGATTGGCAGCACAGATTACATGATACTGGCGAATCAACGAACAATTTAGTAACAGCCTAATTGTTCGGGAAAATCGGGGACTCGCTTCCCCGTTTTTTCTGGCAGCGAAGCGAACAATTGTTCGGCCTGTAAGCCGCCCCCGCAGCAGGCGTTCATGTTCCTGCTTCGTAATCAATTGAACAATTGTTCGAAGTTAACAGCAGGAGGTCAAAATGACAGAAGAATATAAACAAGGCTGGAGATGGATAGTTTGGGTTGGTGGTACAGATGATTACTACAAAGACTATTCACGGGCAAAGAAACATGCAGATGAATGGATAGCTAAAGGATATGATGACGTAATCATTGAAAAAGTTTTATTTAAGGGTTGACATGTTGCAATCATTACACTATATTAGTATTAATTAAACAAAACCAAAGGAGAAATAAATGTATAAGTATATAGTAGTAGCGAAAGAGTGGAGAGACAAAGTTAACGGAAACAGTTACTTCTCTGCACAGATTGAAAGCACAGAAGATGGTAGCAAAACAAAGTTACCTTTCCAGTATGGGTATGGCGACCAGTACAAATATGAGGCACTTAGAGAACTGGTTAAAGAAAAGTTATTAGAAGAAAAAAGATTTCCTAGTGACCAGCCAGTAAAATTTATTAAGATACCGAACACTTTAAAGCAGGAAGCGATTCGCTTCGGAGAATAAATTGTTCGGGATCGGATCGGGAAACGGGAGCTTCGGCTCCTGTTTTTTTTGCGTCCAGCTCGAACAATTGTCCACCCCCCCCCCTT